CCGACCATGCACTGATTGAAGTGACATCATCCTTTAGGGCTTTTTTTGAGCCCTCGTCCATGTCTCTAAATGCTTTGTAAAGGTTTCGTAAGTCTCTTGAGTCAGGTTGGATCTTGACTGTTGATCTTTCAGTCGCCATGTCCGTTCCTTTCCCGTATCAGCGTTATTGCTGTGTTAATGTCTGCGAGCGACCAAGTCATAAGATCCGTTAAAGGTATGCCAGTCGATATTGCTATCCTGACCAGTACATCCCTTAACTCTCTTTTGGGCTGTCCTCGACCACCTCAAAGGTCTCAAACTCATTGATAACCCACGCTTGCTGACTTGGTAACTTGGTATTGCCTGCGGCCTTGGCGGCCTTGTAAAGCATGCAAGTTATTACATCGAGTGATCCCTGGCTCATCTTTTCGGCTGCCTGGCTGACTGTGTAACCGAGTTCTCTTTCAATCTCGACCCACAACCAGGCGGACTCATCGCTCACTATGTAGTTATTGCCCTGTTTTGTAGTGACTTTGTATTCCATAATGGTTGCCCTGTTCCTCTAGTTACGCTCGACCGACTGATCCATCATTGACAACAAAACTCAATGAGGTTGTAAGTACGTCAGTGGCCGCGCCGCCAACAGTTGGAAAAACTGGATAGACCGAGCCCGTAAATGTGTCACCGTTTACATCAAAACTAAATGACAAAGTCGTGTCAGGTGCTGAGTTAGCCGCATCCCATAACGCCGAAATAATTCCAGCACTAGATGAATCATCTAGATACAATTCAACATTTAATGTGGCTGTCTTATCTACGGTCTTGTATGCACGACCCGATAAAACCTCTAGCACTTGTTGGTTGTTTTCCATTTCAAGTGTGACTGTGCTTGCTTGATCGGCATACGATACCGAGTTAATGCTGAGGGTCAAACTACGGCCCGTTATGTATGTTGCTGGCATTTTATGCCTTTCCTAGTTAGTTGTAACCATCTCTACATTGAGTTGGCTGATTAACATATCGGCGTTTCCGATTTGTTGAACTGTTGGCTGTGACCATCCGCTAAGAAATGAAATGTTATTCGATAACAGATCGGTAACAGAAAATATAAGTGTCTCGATATTGGCTAAGGCTGCCTGGTTATCGGCTGCATTTACGATTACTGTGATGTCAAATCGCACATTACAACGAGCGCCACCAATGGCTGACACTGTGATGTAAGGGGAGCCTGGCACTAACACAATGGCTGGCGGGGTAATGTTCTCATTTGGCCATGCGTAAACTACTCGCCCGGCAGCAGCAAGAGTTGCCGCAAGGTTTGCGCGATAGGTTGCTAAATTAGCCAAGATAGCCCCGAGTATCTAGGTGCTTGCCGAGTAATCCTGAAACTCTAGTCAGCATTGAGCGACCTAGGCGATACGGCGCTGGGCTCTGAAAGTCCACACCTTGCTGGCCAAGTGTGCCAGTGCGTGTGATCCAAATGTCGCACGCAATCGCCAAACAAGCCTCAGAAACTTCGGGATATCCCGTATCGTACATCGTTGCCTGACTGGTCAATAATGCGCGACCATTGGGAATGACCCTGCGCTTGATAATGTCTGCGTTAGTTACGGCCGCTTCAAAAAATGTTACACCGTATTCATCAACGCCTTCTTTGGTCACTGTTCGTGATCCGTCAAAAGGTGCGCCACACTTACTAACGGTTAAGGCTTGGCCTACTACAAAAGTATTGTCATAGCAATAAAATCTTGCCACGTTGCTGGTTAGTGATACGGCAGCAATAGACACATCGTCAAAAATCAAATACGAAAGCAAAATGTTTTCGGCTGCATCTGCCACGTCTTGGACAATGGCATCGGCGTAAATGTCGCCAATTCCTAACACTGCCTTAAGTTCAGCAAGTGTGATCAGTGCCATTGTAATTTCCTAACTTGTAAGGGTGTGGGGGACACAGGGCCGCATCCCCCACACTTCTAACTAACTCTGACTTAGGTCAGGTTAAAGCGACGTACTCCACCGGCAACCAAAACGCCTACGGCCAAGTAGCCATAAAGCATTGTTTCAATCTCGCCTGAGGTGACCACATTTGTGGACATTCTTAGGATCGGTGATTCGTAGATTGCCACAGATGATGGAACAACAATAAATGCTGATTCATCAATTGATGTGGATACTGCGTTGGCATCAACATACAGATCAAGACCAAGCACGTTGCCGCGTAGGCTTTGTGGGCCAGCAACTCCGCCGTTGTTCTGTGGGTTGTATGCGTTGTAGATTGGGCGGCCGGTTGAATCCTTAGCACCAAGTAACAATGACCACTGGCTTGTGCCAGCGATGTATGCGCTTGCCAATTCACCTGTTGCTAGGTAAGCGGCAGGTGCTTCGGTTGATACATAGGAAATGATGCCATCAGATGAGGCCGCTGTTGCTGTGGCTTGTGTGCCGCCTGCTGTTAGCGCTGCAATAACTGCTGCATCGGTTGCCTTGTTATAGGCGCGTGTCATGTTATCAACCATCGCTTGAAAGAAATCAGGGCTTGAGCGCTCTAGGATTTCGATTGAGTAGCGTTGAAATCCAGCAAACTTGTTTACATCAAGATTGACATAGGATGACACAATACCGGTATTCGATGGTGATGCACCTTCGTTGGTGTCTGCCACTGTTCCAGCAGTCGTAATTTTTGGATGGCTAATAACCATTCCCGAAGCACTTATGGCGCGTGTGCCAATTGCATCGATTGCAGCGCGTGAGCCAATTGTGGTATCCACAACTTGATTGGAATACTGCACAGGGGTAAATGCAGGGTTAGTTGAGAAATCGTCATCGGCTGCCATAACGTATTGAGCAGAATCGTGAGATCCCATTTTTGCTTTAATGCTGTGTTCCAGATATGTTGCCTGGCTGTTAATTGGACTACGAGGCTTTACATAGGCCACTGGTGCAGCAGCGATAACAACCGCTGCTGCGGTCACTTCATCTGCAACTGGTGCGGTTGTTTCTTTTTCCACTGTGTTCTCCTGTGGTTCATCCTCGGCGGGGATTTCCGCTTCGGTGGTTTCTGGGTCTTGCTCGGTTGCTGCAACACTTGAAATGGTTGCATCCTTAAAAGCCGGATTCGTGACATGGGCTACGGCCTCAAGATTGGCTGAGGCAACTACCATTACGCCTTTTTCAATTGTGTACTCGTTCACTTTGGCCTCAATACTAAATGCCGGGCGCAAACCTTCTGAGGCTTCAACGAGGGCATCGTTGCCAGCGCCAGTTGGCGCAATCTTAAAGGCCATTGAAATACCTGCCGGCGTGATTTCTTGCGAGCCTGCGATGCCTCGACCAAGTGGGCGGGTGCGATCGTGTTCCATGTTTAGGACTATTTGGCTTTCGTCAATTTCAGCAAACGCGCCAAACTCAAATCGAACTGGGCCTGCTGAGGTATTTCCGACACGCGAAAACGGTACAACCAGGCCTTTAATTGTTCTAGTCTCAACGTTTGCGGCCAATACTTGACCTTCAAAATTAAGTAGCATTTGCTTCATTTCCTCTCGGTGCTAAATCCATTTCCTCACGCGCTTCCTCAACACTGATAAGGCCAGCATCAAGCATCTTTGTAAGTACTTCTATTTGTTCTAACGGGTTGCCGCGTAGGTAATCGTCTAAATCAAAGCGAACAACCTGACCGCGTGGCGTAATGTCATTCATGCTCAAGCGCTCAGATATAACTGACATATAAGGCTTGAGGCTAAAGTCCACAAGGCTGCGGCGCTCTTGGCTAACGTTGGAATAAGTGGCGCTGGCGCTTTCGGCGTTGATGTACCAGGCAGGAATGTTGCACATTCGCGCAATCTCGCTGGCGGTGTTTAGCCTGGACTCGGTTAGTTGCATCTGGCCGGCATCATATCCAAAAGTGGTCACATCTAATGGGCCAGATAGGTAAGCCGTTGAGCGTGTCGCCCGGGCTTGTTTCCATTGGGCCAACAGGCTTGACACCTGCTCAGGTGGTAGATCCACGCCAGAGTTCTTAATTACCATTGTTGGGTTTGGCTCACTTGCCATACGTTGTACGGCTTCCTCAAGTTTTAATGCAGTTGAAATTGTGCGGCCGCCGCGGTTTAGAATGCCCTCATCAATTCCGCTAAACATAATCAGCGAGCCAACTCCAGTTGCCGGCACAAGACCGCCCTCAATGTAAAATCCGTTTACTATTTCCTGAGTGTTTAAGTCCGTTGTAAAAGTTACCCGCGTTGGATCTATGCGCCGCGCTTCGGTTGGCCTGCCATCCTCGGGGCTAACTGTTAGCACCTGCCAAAATGAGCGACCATGAAACAGGATATCTTCCACTGTCCAGGCCATTGTTACTGCTAGCGGCAACGCTGGATCTGGCTGTTTAAGGATGCTGCGACCCTCAATCTTTGCGCCTGTGATGTCGTTGTAAGAGTTAAGGCCAAGGGTTGCAATTGTGCCAGCAATGATGTTGCGGGCGCGTGCCACTGCTGGCACTTGCATAGCACTTGAGCGATCAACTCGAAAAGTGTTAAAGGGTGTAAAGTAAGCATCTTGGTAAAACGGAATTGCAATCCCTGCTCTAGCCTCGATCTGTGGCTTTTCGACAGGCGCGCCCAATAAGAAATCTATGAATCCCATTCTCGCATTACAACACAGTAAATTACATTTGTGTAATTATGTCCGAGATTGTCTGCCTGTTGCGCGTGTTGTCCTAAGCGCTCATGATCTGCACGCCCTGGCTTGGCAAAGTTGCGTGGCCAACTGCCATGACTAAAGCAACTGCAGCGCTGATTGGTACTTGCGCGGCGCGGCGGGCAATACGCCATCCGCCATCAGATGCTGGCCTACGGGCGCAACTTACAAGATGACTGTGCAAAGTTTCTTGGCCTGGGTGCATCAATTGCCCCGACTGCATCGCGTTTAGTGTTTGATCACACATGATAGCAAAGGCTGCACCCGCCCAGGGTGTAGGTTCAGCCCTGATGTAAGCCTGAATTAATCTTGGCGCGATGTACCCAGCAGTGTTCGGATCATAGGCAAATACTCTTGGTGGGAACCTGCGAGCAATTGCTGCAATCTCACCAACTAACTCAAGGTCATTTATGCCGCCCTCTTTGCGCCACTCATGCAAAAATACTCCAAGCCCCTCGGGTCTTTGCTGCACTGTAATTAAGCAAGCCAGTTCGCGGTTGAAGTTTAGGTCTAGCGCCATCCAGGTCGGCAATCCATCCTCTAGCACTATCTCCTTTTCGCTGTCATTCCATACGGTCATTGGCCATGGGCTGTCTATTGCATCAACCCACATTGAAAGACTTTCAGTTTTAAAAGCATCAGGGCTGTCAAAGGTTGCGGCATCTTTAATGTTTTGAATATTGATAGTTACACCTAGCGCCGGGTTAGCCATTTTCCAGGCCTCGACATCATCAACCGCCGAGCCTGCTGGCGCGCTGTATTCGTAATAGCCCATGCGATCACTGGCAAAAGTGAGCGCTCGGCGGCGCTGTTCGTTTAGCACATTGGAAGTTAAATCGCCTGCGTTGCTAGTCCAAAACACTTGAGCGTTAGGTCTGGCCCGGGTAATCGGGGTGACCGCTGCCCAGGTGGCTTCGTCAATTTCGCGCAACTCATCAACATAAAGCAAGTCAGCAGATGAGCCACGCGGCCCTTCGGATGTGGCGGCTCTGATTGAATACTTGCGGATTCGCTCACACTTTTGGGTACAGGCTTTTGGGTAGTGGTGGCAGTACACCTCTAATTCCTCTTGGCCATTTGTGCGACTAACTCGCTTAATCCGCTTACGCATCCAGTCAAGCGACTCGGCCATATCGACAGTTTGCTTAAATGTGTCAAGCGATAGTTGCCTGGTCTGGCTCATGGCTATTGCGTTTTTTTCGCCAAAGACATAAAGGCCTGCAAGTATGCGCATCCGCATCATGTGCGTTTTTCCGTTTTGTCTCGCACAGAGCAACCCCACCTGGCTTCTGGCCCAGTTACCATTAGGCAAAACTTGCAAAGCATCATCTAAAACATAAGACTGCCAGGGTAAGAGTGGGACTCCTAACTCATCGGCCAGAGCCGCCACTACTGGCCCGGCTGTTGGCAGATTTAGGCTTGGGCTTTGGATCCTTGGCTTCAATGAGCCGTAGATAATTTCCGACATGGTTTGTCCCGTCATTTTCCTCGCCCTGTTTTCCTTGTGTTCTAGTTTCCACTGTGAGATGCAACTGCTGCAACACCTGTAAATATTTGGCTGCCAAAAGTGCCGCTTCTTTAATTTCGCCAATGTCAAAGGCCGTATCTGCTGCCATGGCTAACCGCCGGGCTAAAGTAAGCGCCGCAACGTCAGTTGGGGCAATCCAATTTGCTACCGACAATGCAGAATTGAGCGATAGGTAGAGCCCCATCGGTTTGGTCTCTGGCGCTTCAGGTTTGGTATTTGTCATGATTTAGGCCCTTTCGGCTGTCGGTGGATCCAATCGGATCAATCGGGGAGAGATTCCTGAAAGGGAGTCTGTGGGTGGCACACGCCTAGAAAAAACGCCCTGACGTGTCTCTGTGCCTCTCTGACGGGTGCTGTTAAATTGCGAGGTCTTATGCCTGTGGCATTGTTTGCATAAAGGCTGCACATTGTCGATTGTGTTCGTGCCACCCCTGGCTAGTTCTATGATGTGATCAACGTCAGTGGCTCGATCCCCACACATAAGACATGACCTACCCCATACCCTGAAACAGGCAGCCCGTAGATTACGCCATTGTGTATCAGTACCCTGGCTATGCGCTCTACTCAAGATGACCAGCCAAGATGTTATATGCGTGCATTAATCCCTGCTCATACTTATGATTAGCCGGGTGTATGTCTAAGATTAAATCTGTTAGCGTTTCCAATCTTGTCTTGTATGTCTGTTCAATAATGCTTGCCAATTCTTTGGCATCCTTGACTTGTTCCTGTAACTCTGAATGATCCTTGGCTAAATGTTCTACATGAATTACATACTCAAGCAATTCTGCGTGCCTAACTTGTACCCATTCGGTCATGTTGTGATTGTATAACTTTTAACTAAATATCTTGTGATTCTCACCGGCTTGGCTATTGGGCAGGGAATGGCATTATTGCAGCCATCCTCACCGTATGTGGAATCGGTTTCGGTCATGGGTCTCTCGACAATTGCGCCTTGTGGCCTACTGCATTGGTCTATCGATACCAGGCAATTCGTTTTGATAACTGCTCATAAGCCTCACCCTGTATTTCTAGGGTTTTGCATGGTTTATCTCCATGCCAAAGTAGCGCCATCAAACGGCGGTTTAGCCGATTGATTAGTCGGCCATCAGTTATACTCTTGACTAGAGCGTGGGTGCTTGAGACTGTAACACAGTTTCGCGGCACGTCAGTATGTTTCTTGGCATCTGGCGTGTCGCTTCTTTTATGTAAGCAACAGGTTTAAAGCGTGGGCGGCTTGTTGTGGCACTACACCATTGCCCAAAGCCTTAATCTCATTATTCCTAGAT